ATCAACGGCCTGTCTAAGGCTGAAGTCATGGCACATCTGTCCGGAGGCGCTACCGCTGCGTTCAATATGAACTCACAGCTTCTCAGCGCTGTTCTTGACCCTGTATCTGACCAAGATGCGGCTACCAAGAAATGGGTTACCGACAACTTCGCTGGTGCTGCTGGGCTTGCTACTGCCGCACTTGACAACCTGGCGTCTGTTGCAATCAACACTGCACTCATCCCTGGGACGGCTGGCGCTTTGGACTTCGGTTCAACTACCAAGCCTTGGGCTGACATGTGGTTCGCTGGTACTTCAGGTACGCCTGGCACCAACCAATTCAAGCTGACAGGTGCAAGCACTTCTGGTGTCCGGACGATCACTGTTCCAGACAAGTCAGGATACATGCTTCTGACAGCAGTAGCAAATATCATCGATGGCGGCGCATTCGCCTAGATCTGATTAGGGAGGGGCTAAACGCCCTTCCCTTTTCTTAGTTTCCAAGGGAGGAAACCATGAAAGATGCAACAATTACAGAACAACAAACAGCCGAAGCACAGCCAGTAGGATTTCCTATGCTAGTAACTGACGACGACCTCAAGAGAGAGATCGGTGAGTGGGTAGTAACTGGACTGAACAAGGACAAGATCATCAACGGCCTCGTTGCACAAGCAACCGCGATGGCCGCGAGGCTTGAAGCACAACAAGTTCAAATCGATTCCGCTGTCAAGGTCGTAGCGTCCAACACGCTATTCCAGACCAAGAACAACGAACTTGCTTCGACTCTTACTACTGAAAGGACTAAGGCTACCGCTGATATTAAGGCACTTGAAGCGGACCTAAAGGCCGCAGAGACTGACATGAAGGGCATTAAGGAAGACCTTAGTGTCGCAGAAACGTCTCTCAAAAGGTGTCAAGAAACAGTTGATATTGAGGTAGGCGCTAAAAAGGCATGCATGGTTGAACTCGAATCAACCACAGAGAAGCTGATCTCATCTGACAGCAAGCTGAAGGAACTAAGGAAGACTAAGAAAAGCAAGACTAGGAGTTAGCCAATGTCAGAGACCATCAAAATAAGACGTGGCGCATTTGCGGACCTACCAACCCTAGAACAGTCGGAGATGGGGTATTGCACTGATACAGATCAAGTGTTCATTGGTGATGGTTCAGCCAACCATGAGTTTGACACTGGTTCTGTTGGTATTTATTCGAACGTAGCGTCAGCGACTCCCGTCACTGGAAACATGCCTTCTGCCGCTGACTATATTGGAATTCCTTACACCATTCGCAAGACTGACGACAACAATAACCTGATCACACTAGCAGCGATTGGTACCGATAAATTCAACTACCCCAACAGGACTGGGCCACTACAAACCACATACCCAAGGCTGAATACGCCTAACGCAAGAGTGAGGTTCATATCTGATGGTTCGAACTGGAACTGTATCGCTGAGGATGCTGGTGAAGTTCCAGATGCCTACGCGTACCTTTCTACGTGGCAAGAGAATTTTGTCTCTGGGGTTTGGACACAAGTCACGCTTGACACTGAATCGTATGACATCGGCGGTCACTTTGACACCGGCACAAGCAAGTTCGTTGCGCCGATTCCTGGGGTATACCAGATAAATGCCATGTGCGTTCTTGCAAGATACAGCGCAACAGCAACCAGAAGGGTTGTTGATTCGATATACGTGAACGGCGTATCCGCAATCTTCGGCAACTACCAGACAGTGACTGATGACTACTTCTCACTTCCTGTATGGACTAGGATTGATCTAGACAAAGGCGATTACGTTGAACTGTTCTTCAAGTCGGAGACCGGCGCTGACACAGTTGACCTTAACTACGGTTCGAAGGAAACGAAGATGCACATCTGGCTTGTAGATAAGGAGTAAAGGAGTGACTAATGAGTAATACAATCAAACTTAGAAAAGGTGCTGTAGCAGACCTACCAACGCTTGAACAATCCGAGATGGGTTATTGCACAGACACTGACCAGGTTTTCATCGGTGATGGTTCAGCCAACCATGAGTTCTGCATGATGCCTGATGGAGTTGTAACGAAGACTGCTGCGGCCACACTTGTTGTCACTGACAGAGGTCTAGTTCTTGTCTCATGTGCGACCACCCCATACACCATCACGCTTCCAACTGCCGTTGGTAATGGTGGATTGATGTACAGGTTCGTCAAAACTGACGCTAACTACAACCTCATCACACTAGATGGAGACGGTTCTGAGACGTTCAGCTACGCGAATAGGGCTGGTTCTGCACAGACTACGTATCCGAGACTAAATACGTTCAATGCGTCGGTGACCATCATGTCAGACGGTGCGAACTGGATATGCCTTGAAGAACAGATCGGCCAAGTCCCAGATGCCTATGCGTATCTGTCAGCCGACCAAGACAACCTAGTGAACAACACCTGGACTCTTGTGCAGCTTAATACAGAACTGCACGACATAGGAAGCAACTGGAACTCTTCGACCTATTTGTTTACCGCGCCGGTGCCTGGTATCTACGAGATCAGCATCATGGGCGTTATCGATACTACGGATGCTTCGGCAGACAAGAGAGTGGCCGTTGCGTGCTATAAGAATGGTTCGGCACAAGCCTATGGTAACTATCAAACATCAACGACGGATTACTTCTCAATGCCGCTGTGGTGCAGACTCGAAATGACGCTAGGCCAGTATGCGCAAATGTACGCGAAGTCAGAGTACGGCGACGATACAATGGATATGAATGGAGGGTCGTACAAAGAAACCAAGATGCATATCTGGCTTGTTGAGAAAACCTAGGACTGATGGAGTTTAGCTTACAACCAAATCAAATAAAAGGACATATTACGAAATGACACAGACAGAAGGCGAACGACTGGCAGTAATCGAAGAACGACAAAGCGACTATGATCGTTGGAATGTCCGACAAAATGGACGGCTTGACAGGATCGACGGCAAGCTTGACTCCTCTAAGAACTGGCTTATAGGTCTAATGGGGTCGATGGTTGTCTCCATGGCCTTGCTAGTAGTCAACATCTGCATACACTAATTGCGGCGAAAGCCGCTTTCCTCCCACGGGGGCTGCTAGTTGGCTGCTAGTGGCCCTCTCTCCTACCCGCAAATACAGTATTTTGGATTCCTCTTAGTAAAAAAGGCCATTTTGGGTGCATGAACATGGAAGCAAGATGGACAAATGTCTGTTGATATGCCTGGCCATGAAACTCCTGTTGCGACAGGGTCTACGTTTCAGGGCTTAGGCGTTTTTTTGTCTTACAGATTCGATGGAGTTCAATGTCCATGCATGCGTAAAATAGTAGTGAAGGGCAGGAAGCAAGGCAACACCAGACACACTCTGGTTTAGCGCGATTCCTCCCAGAAGCTAAACCGATCCTTGACAAACTAACGGCACGTCAGAAAACCGCACCAGAGTCCTGAACTCATTGGGCTAAACATGTGGGCGGTATAGGAGATGATTGTACAGGTTAGCTAACGAATCAAAAGAGTATGAGATACACTGGCACCGGCAAGAAGTAGCAGGCCGGTTTCAGCTATGCGAAGCTAAAACGGAGAGAGTAAATGAACCGAATTGACGATCTACTGTACAGGATAGAAAACGTTAAGAAGACAGGCGACAATCAGTGGATGGGAAAATGTCCCGCACACGTAGATGACACAGCTTCACTCGCGATAAGCATAAGTGGTGAGAAGATTCTTCTCCACTGCCACGCCGGTTGCGAAGTCGCTGAGATCCTACAGGCACTCAACCTAGAGATGACTGACCTGTTCCTTGATTCAGGGATCAGTAAGCCAGTCGGTATCGAGAGTGAGTACAACTACACTGATGCGAACGGAGTTGTTCTGTTCCAGGTAGTCCGGTCTTACGGTAAGGGATTCAAGCAACGAAAACCAGATGGCTTCGGTGGCTATGAATGGGGTGTGCAAGGAGTGCAGAAGGTACTCTATCGACTCCAAGAACTTGTCAATAGCCATGGTATAGTGTACATCGTTGAAGGCGAGAAAGATGCTGACAACCTGATGGCGCACGAATTGATAGCTACCACCAACTCAGGTGGGGCTGGCAAGTGGATGGCAGCTTATAGCGAATCACTCAGGGGACGCGACGTTGTGATCCTTCCTGACAATGATGACGCTGGCCGGAAACATGCCGCAATTGTTGCTTCAAGTCTGCACGGAATTGCACAGTCTGTGAAGATTGTGGAACTCAAGGGCTTGAAAGAGAAAGGAGATGTATCCGATTATCTGGCTGGAAACAGTCTAGTCGATATGCTTCAGGAGATTGAAGAATATGAAGTCGGTGTATCCAAATCAACAAACCACGATGTAATCCAACTGACTGATCTTGGCAACGTAATGTACTTCGTTGAGGTACATGGAGAAGACATCCGTTACAGTTTCGAGTCTAAGAAATGGCTTATCTGGAACGGAAGCTACTGGGAGAAGGACTCAGCAGGAAAGATCTTCTATCTGATCAAAGACGCTATTCGTACCATGTACAAAGAGGCAGGCGATTCAGGGTCAGGTGTGATCAACAAAGATCTCGCCCGACATGCCCTACGGTCGCAGTCACTGCGTGCTATGAAGGCTATCGAAGAACTCTCACGATCAGAACCAAGCATTCATGTAACCACTGATGAATGCGATAGCGACTTGATGAAGCTGAACGTACTGAATGGCGAACTTGACCTTCGGACGGGACAGCTTCTTCCTCATAACCGTGAATCGATGATCACAAAAATGACGAACGTTTCATATGATGTAGATGCTACGGCACCTATATTTGAAGAGTTCATCAAGACGATCATGGAGGGCAACGAGGAAACAATCTCGTACGTCCAACGCGCCATCGGATATTCCCTAACTGGAGACACTTCAGAGAGGGCTTTGTTCATGCTGCACGGCACAGGAAAAAACGGCAAGTCCACTCTTCTGGAAGTAATGCAACTGCTACTTGCAGATTATGCGACAAGGACACCTACGAAAACACTACTGGCTTCTTCCTCAAACGGCGTACCGAACGACATTGCCAGGCTTTGCGGCCAAAGGTTCGTGTCTGCCAGTGAGAGTGACGAGGGTCAACATCTTTGTAGCGCAACGATCAAGGACATCACCGGTGGAGACACGATCTCTGCAAGGTTCCTGTTCTCTGAATGGTTCGACTACCGACCACAGTTCAAGATCTGGTTCTCAACGAACGAAAAGCCTGTCGTGAAAGCTAACGACCAGGCCTTGTGGGACAGGATGAAGCTTATCCCGTTCACATACCGTGTACCTGATGACCTGCAAGACAAACATCTTGGACAGAAGTTGGCGACAGAACTGCCAGGAATTTTGAATTTCGCGATCCAAGGTTGCCTTGACTGGCAACAAGTCGGCCTGAATGCGCCCGAAGTCGTTTCAAGCGCAACAAACAGTTACAGAAATGAATGTGATACACTTGGAGATTTCTTCGAAGATGCTTGCAACCTCGGCGCTGCTGAGACATGCACTGCGAAGGACTTGTTTGAAGCATACAACAAATGGTGTGAGAACAATGGCGAAAAGCCAGAAAACAAGCGTTCGTTCGGCACAAAGCTTAACGAACATGCTGAATTCTCACAATATAGGACAATGGATGCTAGATGCTGGGCAGGGATCGGGCTGAAAACCTTCGATGAGAAGGAAGACGCACGAAACTACGCATAGATACGTCACCTGATGACGCAACTTACATAGATGCGTCACCCGCTGAAAGACAGTGATTATGCATGCTACAGCTACTAGAACCACAAAGGTGACGCAAGGTGACACAAGATCCGTATAAGCCTTATGAGAAAAAATTGTATTAGAACCTTTACGATCTTCACGTCATCTTACGTCACCCGCTTAAAGAAAAAGAGGAAACTAGCAAGAACAGGCGCTTACCGCGATGACGCAACTAAAAAAGATACGTCACCCCGATGACGCAACTCGGAAGATGATTGACTGTAACGGTTGTCTTTCTTCTTCCTGCTGAATATCGTTTTTCATCTAAGAGAATTACAAGGAGATACACCATGACCATCAGAAACTTCACTGACCTCAAAAACAGCACTTGGGACTGGGCAATTTTCAACTTTCAGGGCATTAGCCCACAACTCACGTAACATATTAGTGCAAGGAAGGAGAACACGTGAGAAATCAAATCAAGAATCTGGTAGGTCGGAGGTTCAGCAAGCTTACAGTGGTTGCCATTGGTAACCGCAGAGGCAAGCGAGGCGAGGTATACTGGCTGTGTAAATGTGACTGTGGCAACACTAAGGAGATATTGGGTTCTAGTCTTACTGGTGCCAGGGGAGATACGAGGTCTTGCGGTTGCTTGAAGGCACCTAATGGCAGTATTAAAGGAAAGCGTTTTGGGAGACTAATAGCGGTCGCACCAACTAGTGCTAGAAAAGCTGGCGGAGTCGTATGGGAGTGTCTATGCGACTGCGGGAACACTACGCATGTGCCAAGGCATTCACTCATTAACGGGGGCACAAGATCTTGTGGGTGCCTCGCAAAAGAACACATGAGTGCTATGGCAAGCAAGAAGGTCGGGAAATTAAGCCATCGTTGGAACCCAGAACTAACTGACGAAGAACGTCACTTCAAGCGTTGCTATAAAGGGTACGAAGAGTGGCGGCTGGATGTCTTCAGGCGTGATGACTACATATGTGCTAAGTGTGGCAAAAGAAATGGAAAACATGTCGCACATCACATTGAAAACCATGCAGATAATAAAGACATAAGACTGGTAGTTGGCAATGGCGCGACACTATGTGAGAAATGCCACTTTGATTTTCATAAAGAGTACGGGTACAAACACAACGATGGGATTCAGTTTGCTGAATGGCTGGCCTAGTACTACAGAAGTAAAGGAGAACACCACAATGACAATTAGAAACTTTGAACATCTGGCAGCATCTGTTTGGGACTGGAAGTGCTTCAACGGTTGTTTCGGTAAGACTCGTATCAGCATGTCTGACATAGACGGAGTAGTTGAGAGAAACTCACATTTCCTATTCATTGAAACGAAAGGGCCCGACGCTTCGCTTCCATTGGGCCAGTCGCTTCTTCTTTCTAGACTCAGTGCTAAGCCTGGCATCACCTGTTGGGTTGTCTGGGGACACCCAGGCGAGGCACAGTTCGTTCAGAAGTTCCCTGAAGGGCCAAGAGTGCCATACACTACCGAGGAACTCGTAGCTGATGTAACTGAATGGTACAAGTACGCAGATACGCATAAGGCGGTGTCGTAGTCATGACCTTCGCGATTACAGGAACAGTAGTCTTTTATTACCTAGCAACATACATTGCGTTCGGCGCGTTGTGCGCATACATTGGTGGAGAGAAGAACAGATCAAGAGTGAATTGGTTCATTGCTGGCTTCTTCCTCGGCATCTTCGGTCTCATCGCTGTGGCGTGTGTACCAAGGATGACATGTTGGAAGGATAATCCAAATGGGGTAGATGACCCTGAACTAGCTGCCTGGAAAGAGAAGATGGGCCGCAAATGATCGGAACATGCATCTGGATTGTAGGATGTTTGCTGGTGCTTGACCTCACAACCAGGAACGAAAGGAACCTTCCAGTGATGCCATCACTAAGGAGATGCATAGGAAAACACCATGAATGAATCGATCTTCAAGGCATACGACGTACGAGGCGTGTACCCACACGAACTGAACGAAGTAGATAGTTACCACATAGGAGTAGGATTCGCATGCAGCGCAAACTTGGCAGGAGAAACAGTCGTAGTTGGAAGAGATATGAGAACCAGTTCGCAGACGATAATGGAGGCGCTGGTCAAAGGCCTCGTAGCGTGCGGCGTTGCAGTGATAGACGTAGGGCTAGTGACCTCGCCAATGCTATACTACTCAGTCAACAAGATGAAGCTGAAGGCGGGAGTTATGGTGACGGCCAGCCACAATTCGAAACAGTACAACGGCTTCAAGTTCGTCCTAGAAGGGGCGCAGCCGTTGGAAGAAGGGACGGGCTTGGCATCCCTCAAGGCAGCGGCCTTGGTGTCGGAAGACTCCATGCATAGTCGAACAGCACAAATACGCATGATGGACGTATCGGACATGTACACCGAGTTCATGTGCTTAAACGTTCCTGTTACATCGGATAGGCGCGTCATCATCGATACCGGTAACGGCGCTGCTGGCCCTATCATCAAGAAAGTGCTTGATATGCAAGGCGTAAACTACCAGCCTGTATTCTTCAGACCGGACGGTGAATTCCCAAATCATGACGCCAACCCTCTAATACCTAGTAACCTAGACCATTTGAGGTGTCTCGTAGCACGCCAAATAGGGGACATTGGTGCTGCCTTTGATGGGGACGGTGATCGTGTCTGTTTCATAGATGAGGACGGGCAGGTCGTTCCAGGCGATATCACCACATTGATATTTGCACTCGACGAACTTGGAGTCTTCGAAAATGGCGACAATCAAGACCTGGTCTCGCGTAAGATAGTAGTGAAGGAAACGAAAAAAACCTTCCTGTACGACCTTCGATCAAGCAAGATTGTCCCAGAGATGATCGAGAAGTTCGGAGGCACAGCAATCATGACACGAGTCGGGCATGCTTTCATCAAGAAAGCCATGGTGGAACACGACGCAGTACTGGGTGGAGAACTTAGCTATCACTACTACTGGCGCGAATTCTTCAACTGTGAATCTGGAGTTTTCGCTTTACTCAAGATGCTGAGTATTCTGGAACGAACCGGAGTTACACTAGCATCAATCGTGAAACAACTCAAGAAATACAACAATTCTGGCGAAGTGAACTTCGAAGTAAACGACCCAGAACGTACCCTAGCCACGGTGCGGAAGCGATACGCAGACTGGACTCTAGACGATCTAGACGGTCTGACAGCCACCTACAAAGACAGACGGTTTAACCTCCGAATGTCTAACACAGAACCACTCCTTCGGTTGAACGTAGAAACAAACTCGACTGAAGACACGCAAGAACTGGTTCAGGAAATAATCAAATTGTGCCAAAGGAGTTCCAAATGATCACCACGTACACTGATCAAGAAATCGCAGCTATCAAGCAGGCAGCACGGACACAAGCACGCGACGAAATGCTTGAACTTATGGAAGATTCCGGTGATGAGATCCAAGCCATGCAAGAGAACATCGCGACCATCGTTGAAGATCTTTGCAAGAAGATCAAGTCCAGTGAATGGTGGACAGCAACGCAGACTATTGAAAGACCATTTCTCGTTGCCACGCAAGCCGCTGAAGACATCACTGCCAAGCCATGGGGCTGGGAACGACTGTGGGCGCTATCAGCAAGATACGCAGCAAAGTTGATCCACATACACAGTGGAGAGGAACTGTCCCTTCAGTATCATGAAGTGAAGCATGAGACAATCTTCGTCATTGAAGGTCTTCTAGAACTCGAACTTCGGCGGAACGGCGCACGCGCATTCATTCAACTCAAGCCTGGCGAGACGGCTGACATTCCGCCTAATACTGTACACCGTATGAAGTCAATCGGTGATGACTGCGTTGAACTCATTGAGGTTTCAACCACTGAACTGGATGACGTAATTCGCCTAGAAGACAAGTACGGTCGCATTGATGGCGTTGAGACTCCAGAAGACATGGACTTCAGCCATCTACTCGGTGTAGCACTTGAGATCGCATCACGCGGTGAATTGATCAGGACGTAGTGGCCACCTTCGACCCCATGTGTGACTCGCAACGTTTCATGAGTCTCGCAGGTGAAATGTCGTGGAATGGAAACAAAGACGCAATAGCCAAACAAAACGGAATGATAAGAGTAGACGGGCCAGCACGATGTGAAATCTGCGGAGAATTCAACTCCGATGTATTCAGATACACAAACCAAGATGTACGCCAATACGGCGCTACAGTGTGCATAGCCTGTCTACAAGGAATGAACGAAAGCCGTGCTGCTAGGTGCAATGCGGCTGTAAAACTACTACTCAGCACAAAGGACACACACCATGAACGCAAAAGACATTATCGGACGAAGATTTGGTTCACTAGTAGTCACGGAAGCAGCGCCTTTTAGAAAAGGCCAACGGCACAAAAGAGTCTACGCACTATGCGACTGTGGAAACACTCACGACGTACGTATCGCCCATCTAATGGACGGTGGAACGCAAAGCTGCGGCTGTGGACGCGTTGCTGATATCACTGGGCAACGGTTCGGCAAGCTGGTTGCTATCTGTGTGGAACGCGACAAGAAGAACGCTAACGGAGTGCTTCGCTGGCTGTGTAAGTGTGACTGTGGCCGGTTCCATGTTGTATCTGGCGACAGCCTTAGACTTGGACGGACGAAGAGTTGCGGCGGTTGTACTGCTGGCGAAGGTCACTACTTCTGGAAGTCAGAACTCACATACCAAGACAGACAGGATCAAAAAAGCTACTCAGAGTTCAGGGTATGGCAAGATGCCGTATTCCTTCGAGACGACTTCACTTGCAGAAAATGCGGCATGAAGGGCGGTAGACTCCATGCACATCACAAGGAAGGATACAAGGACAGTGTCGGTGATAGAGTTTCGCTGGGCAATGGCGTGACATTCTGCAAGGAGTGCCACAACGACTTCCACCATCAATTTGGCAAGGGTAATAATACCACTGGACAGTTCGATGTATTCATGAACGGAGGTAACGAAGATGAAAACTAAACTAGCACTACTCGCACTACTGGTACTGATCGGCACGATGGTCACAGGATGTCTGTTGTTTGACGGCACGGCAGAAGCGCCTGTTCTTGCCACGAACCCGCCACTGTGGATTCAAGATACGTGGGACACTGACTGGTGTGACGCTGTGTTTGTATTCACTGACGACACCATTGAGTACACTGTAGGCATCACGGTCAACAGCATCACCTATGAAGTGGCGCACATGTCCGACGCATACGAAACCATCGCTGTAGCAACGTACGAAGTTGGTGGCCTGGAAGACGACATCTTGACCGCATACCGCTTCGTCAAGACTAGCCCAACAACCGTTGACTTCTACATCATAAGAGGTTCAACTGTATTCGGTCCGAATGAACTCGTGAGACGCGTGCCGCCTGCACCAATGCCCAACATCGCGCCCGTTGCTATTATCACGTTCGCCATCGGTTCAGATGCTACACAAACCGGTTCATACAAAACGGCCATCGGGTATACCAACGTCTTCGGTAGTGAGTCTTATGACATCGACGGGATCATCGTTGGTTGTCGCTGGGACTTCGGAGACGGCACTGGCCGGACTGGTAACTGGGCAGACTTCCAAGAGATCGGCCACATCTACCATGTACGCGGTAACTACGATGTTGTCCTGACTGTATACGACGACGATGGCGCGGAAGCAACTGTCACGAGACGCGTAAAGGTGTGTGATATATAGTGAAGATCATCTCTAAGAGAGAGAAGATCCAACTGGTAATCATCAGCCTACTCGGCACGGCGTTCGTCATACTGCTGGCATTCTACGCAGCATAGCAAATACACGGCACATAGCCCTAGCCTAACCCGCTGGGGCTTCTGCCATTTCAGATCCAAGAAAATGCCCGCTGGTTCCATTCATACCATACACAACACAAGCAATACAGGAGGCTTAAATGGGTAGCAAGCGCACTGACCTCACAGGGAAACGGTTTGGCATGTTGACTGTCATGGCCTTCGCAGGTGCGTTGAAGAGTCGTAAATGCTACTGGCTGTGTAAGTGTGACTGTGGAACTGAGAAACTCGTACGCGGCAGTTGCCTCACGCAAGGCGACACGATTTCATGTGGGTGCAGGAAAAGACAGACTGGTGAGAAGCACTACAAGTGGGACTTCTCAAAGTCGGCTGAAGAACGTACTATCAAGAGGGCATACCCAGAGTACGCAGTGTGGCGCAGGGCTGTCTATAGTCGCGACCATTACACATGTCAACGGTGTGGTTGCGGTAGTCATAAGCTGGTTGCCCACCACCTTGAGGGCTATGCATACAACATAGAACTGAGGACTAATGTAGACAATGGTGTTACGCTGTGTGAACACTGCCACAAGGAATTCCATAGGCTATATGGCACCAAAAACAATACCAAGGACCAATACGATGAATGGAGGGACGATGGGTAGACCTAGGATTTATGAAACACCAGATGAAATGGAAACGGCCATTGACGCCTACTTCAAACGCTGCGATAATGTAGAGATTGAAGTGCTAACTGGGCCGGTTACAAACAAGAAGATCACGAAGATGAAAAGCCCTGAGACATATGGCACCCTAGGACTCTGTATCGACCTAGGTATCTGCCGTCAGACGTGGAAGAACTATGGTGATAAGACTGAATTTGTGGACATACATAAAAGGACCATGGATAGAATCGAACAGAACCGTGTTGACCACCTGGAACGTGGAGACGGCTACGGTCCTGGGCGTATCTTCCTACTGAAGGTACACAACGGATACAAGGAAACGTCAGCGGTTGAGATCACTGGCAAGAACGGTGCACCGCTACAAGTTGACGATTTCACCAATATGTCCAACGCCGATCTGATTGAAAGGCTGGCAATACTCGACAGGGCCAAAGCAGGCCTTTCCTAGACTGCCCTATCCTTGCGATTTCTTTAGGTTCTCATCCCTAGTGCGGAGACCGGCTGGGGTCACGGAATGCTTGTAATCGCAAAAGCGGACAGCTAGTGTCCCTTACTGCGCTTTAGAACTTTGCCTTGCCCGAAAAACACACCACTATTTCTTTCATAACGGAGGTGATTGCTATGCCCAAGAGTCCAATAGCGGAAGCCATACTCGATGGCAGAATGCACCAACCGGGGGAAGCGCATCCGGCGAAACACGCTATTCAATACACCATGGAGGCAACATGAACACGATACTGAGAATACTGACGGTTGCAGCACGCTGTGCATGCAGAGTCTTGCTGTGGGTCACCAATAAACTTGATGGTAAAGGAGAGGATATAACATGAATACACAGCCAGCCAATGGAAGATTAGTAACGCCGTACCGGGGCCGCAAGGAAGACATGCCAAGACTGTTCGTATGTGAGGTAGCATACTGTTGGGACACAAGAGAAGTGTTCATTGGTACGTCCAAGGGTAACATTCAGGTTCACAGTCAGCAGCTTATAGGCGACCTGAAAGCATTAACCGACCAAATGGCCGCAACGGCAATGGAACCGGCAGTAGTGGAACCACACAAGCGCCGTCAAAAGTCAAGAGAGTGTGTCTTTATCCGATGGCCGTGGATGAAATGAAAGATTGCTGGTAGGTAGATGGGGTCACTGCGCTTACTGGAAAAAGGAGAAGTGAATGAACACCACACAGGTAGAACAACACAGGGCAAAGGTTCTCAAGGAACTGGCTAAGCGCAAGCTTTCCTACTTCGCTGAGTACGTTGGTACTGGAGACGGCCCATGGATGCACTCACCTCACCTTGACCTTCTATGTGAGAAGATTGAGGAAGCTATCACCTGGGTAGGTGAAGGCCATACTCAGAGGAAACTGATCATGGTCAGCATGCCGCCTAGATTCGGTAAGTCACAGATCGTTACAAGATGCGCCCCGACCTTCTTCCTTGGACAGCACCCAGACAAGGAAATGATCACAGTGTCTCATACCGCAACGAAGGCTAAGTCGTTCTCCCGTGAAGCGCGAGACATCTTCGTTGAACACGGCAAGGAACTGTTTGGCCTTGAACTGAGGAACGACATCACGTCTACCACTGAGTGGCAACTGAAAGACCACCACGGTAGAATGCAAGCCGGTGCTATGGGTAGTGTAACCGGCCAAGGTGCATCACTGGTTATCATTGATGACCCTATACGTGAGATGGAAGACGCCGAGTCACCTGTCATGCAGGAGAAGCTTCTCAGCCAATTCAAGTCATCTGTATGGTCACGGCTGGCACCTGGTGGTGCTATTGTCATTGTCATGTCACGCTGGCATACAAAGGACCTAATTGGTCAACTACTTGATGAAGCCAAGGTCAGTGGTGTAGAATGGGAGGTAGTCAACTTCCCAGTAACGGCACTCAAAGATGACATACTCGGTCGCGCACCTGGTGACTCACTGTGGCCAGCTAGGTACAGTGCAGAAGAGATCGCGCAGATCAGGGCCGTCATTGCGAACGAAAAGATTTGGGCGGCATGTTGGATGCAGGACCCTAGGTCTGACTGTAGCGGCGCTTTGTGGCGAACAGGCCTGCTAGAGTCGCTGAGAGTCAAAGATGCCCCAAGCCAGCGCTACAGAACGGCTATTGCGTGGGACCCAAGCACGACATCTAAAAAGTCAAGTGACGCACATGGTATTTATGTTATCTGCACTGGCCCAACGTACTACAGAAGCGGCGATGAAGCTGTGCCTGGCATAGTAGATAACCAGCATGGTTATGTGCTGAAGAACCTATCAGGTGTCTACACGCCAGACGAAGCTGCGAATATCGCTATTGCAGCATACGATGAGTACGACGCAACGGTAATGGTGGTAGAAAAAAACCAGGGGGGTGACTGGTTGGAAGCGCTTGTGAGGACCAAGGACCCTGCTGGCCGTATCACATTCAAAGGAATCACTGCCTCTGAATCCAAGATGGGCCGCGCCGAACCAGTATCATCACTTTACGTCCAACGCAGAGTTCACCATGTAGGCGTGTTCCCACAACTAGAGAAAGAGATGACAGAGTGGACAGGGCCACCACAACCAAGCCCCAACGAACTTGACTCTGTGGTACATGGCCTGGCAGAACTATTCAACCTTCATGACAAGCGCAAGAGGCAGATGATGGTAGTTAAGACAATAAGGCATTAGATAAAGGAGACATATGACACCTGAAGACATAGCAAAGGCACAGGAACTGCGAGACAGTGGACTATCCAATCGAAAGGTTGGTGCCATTCTCGGTGTTAATGGTGAGACTATACGATACAACCTCGATGCCGATCTACGCGCTAAGAGTAGCGTTACGATGAGAGAGTGGCGGCTTACCCACATAACCGAGAAGTATGAAGGCGACAAACTGTATCGAGAAGAACACATAGAAAAGTACAGAGAGTACTCAGCAAGATACCTGCTAAAGCATCCTGAAATGGTTCGTAAATCTGCTTCTAGGTGGGCAATGGATAATAAGCCAAAGCTGACAGCAAAGTCAGCTAAGCGCCGTGCACTCATCAAGGGTGCAACCATTGGCAATCTAGAGGAGATAGCTGAGATCTACAGACAGGCAAGAGAGGATGAACCTATCCGCTGTTACCTCTGTGGTGAACTGATACCACTAGGTGACAGGCACGTGGATCATAAGTACCCACTCAGCAAAGGTGGCGACCATACACCGTCGAACCTGGCGATTGCTTGTGCAACGTGTAACCTGAAGAAGAGTGACAAGATACTAGATGAAGACTTACTAGAGGCCAAAGGCCGATAGTTGGTTGAGAAGATAAGGGATTCAGTTAATCATTAAGATGCGTCTATGCGTAAAGTATATACTGACCCAACGGTGAATACATAAGACAAGAGGTGCCTATGCTTGAAAGAGATAAAAACGGAAGGATCATTGGCAACGCGTTCTCAAAGAATGCGGCTACGCCTATGGTTACAAATGAAGCACCCGCGTCCCTGATGGGGCGTGAAAGTCTTTCATACCTTCTGGGTCAACAATACGGTGGATCACGGGACATTTACACAGTCCTAGGCTACACCAAGAATCCTGATGTTAAACAGTTCCAAGCCATGTACAAC